GTATCAATAAAGTTTGCAACACCTGCAGATGCTAGAGCAACTGTAGCAAAAGTTAAAAAGATTAAAAAACCTTATGCAAGGAAAGTTCAAATACTTACTGTAGGAGAACAAAGAGCAAAGGTCATGGGTAAAACAGAAGTAGTTAGAATATTTAAAAAAGGTAAATTAGCTTTAAAAAGGAAACACAATGCCACTAACCGCACAGGGTAAAAGAACACTAGAAGATTTTAAAGATAGGTATGGTTCTAAAAAAGGCAAAGGTATTTTTTATGCTATGATTAATTCTGGTAAATTAAAAAAAATGGAAGTAAAAGAAAAGCCAACTAAAAAGAAAACAACAAAGAAAAAATAATTGGCATATCTGAATCATAACTTACCACCGTTTAGTGCATATATTAGAAATGAATATTTATACGACCATGAAAAAGGTCACGGTGATTTTACTTTTGCTGATGTTCACACAGTAAATAGTTTAGAAAGAAGAGCGTTATTATTTGAATGTTTACTTCCTAATGGTGTAAACTGGACACGAAGACCTATCCATGCATTTTGTTGGAAGAAAGATGCACCTAAACATAATTTAAATATACATCAGTATTGGGATTGTTTTTCACCTTATGTTGATGTTCAAAGAAGAAATAGATTAGCAAACTGCAGAGCAGAACTTGTAGACTACAAAGGTGTTAAAAGAAAAGGCACATACATGTTTACAATAGACTGGGCTTGGGAAAATAAAGCAGGTATGCTAGATACAAACTTTAGTGAAGACCCTGAACACAAATGTGCTCACATGTTTAGAATGGATGACGGTAACTTTTTTGCATACCCAAACAATAGAACTATTTGGTATGATGATGCATACATGGATAAAAGGTTAACAGAAAATCCGGGATATAAGATAGACCAAAATTTTTATACAGTAGAGAATACTAGAGAGGAAGACACGACAACTGACGATTCATACATGACCCAGTTTGAACGACCTTAGTGAAATTATTTTTTGACCACATAACGGGCAAACTAACTAACCATGATATAATTTATTCTTTAACTTTAGCTAAGTTTGAAGAGAAAGAATATTGTCAAGCATTTGAACAAGGATGGATTCCTTTATCATGGTATTATACAAAGTTAGATGGGCTTACTTGGATTAATGCTAGAAACACAAGATTACTTTTAAAAAAATTTACATTTAGTAAAAAGCAAAGAAAGATATTAAGAAAAAAAGATATTAGAGTAGAGATACACGATAAATTAGATGATGCACTTTTCATTACTATTTCCGATATTTATAAAAAATATATTCAATATAAAAAATATTATGAAAAAGATTATGAAGAAGAAAGTGAAATATTTGAAAAAGAAGACTACATTGATTGGAAGTATTTTATCTACTATTACAAAGATAAACCGATAGCATTTACTGAGTTAAAAGTTTTTGATAGTAAACATGTTTTAACAGGACAGTTTGCTTGGGATTATGAAAATCCTAAATTAGGTATGGGAACATATGCAACTCTATATGAAATAGATTGGTCTATAAAAAATAAATGTAAAAAATATTATTTATCTTATGGATATGAAAAATCAAATATATACAAATCTAGGTTTGATGGGTTTGAATTTTGGAACGGTAAAAGTTGGGTAGATAATAAATTGATATATAAAAAATTATGTGAGTATGATACAGAGATAGAAACACTATCAGAGTTAAACACATATCAACGTAGATATTTTGAGTTAATAAAATAATGCCATTATATTCTTTTAAAAATAAAAAGACAGGAAAGATGTGGGATGAAATTTTATCTTTTAAAGAAAGAGAAGAATTACTAAAAGATAAAAATATAGAACAGATAATAACTGCACCTATGTTAGCTTTCATAGAAAGAGTAGAACATAAAGGTAGAGACCAGATGATAAGTGCTGCCCGTGATAAAATGAAAGAAAGACAAATAGAAGAACAGGTAGGTATTAGAAAATCACCTGACTGGTTAAAAGAAAGAACAGAAAAACATTTACAAAAGGTAAGAAATGTTAGTTCCTAGTGACAATAAACAATTAGAGTTAACAGACAAACAAAAGAATTTTTTAGATGCTTTGTTTGGTGAAGCAAATGGTGACCCAAAAATTGCAGGAGAGATTGCAGGATATTCTCATTACACTGTTCCACTAAAAGCATTGAAAGATGAAATAATAGATAGAGCAGAACAAGTTTTAGCAGCTTTTGCACCTAAAGCAAGTATGCAAGTTATTAACACTATGGGTATGGAAGAGAGCACAACCCCTGGTGCTAATGTAAGATTAGAAGCAGCAAAACAAGTATTAGATAGAATAGGATTAGTAAAAAGAGAGAAGATAGATGTTAACGCAAAAGTCGCCCACGGAATCTTCATCCTCCCCCCTAAGAATAACTAGACGAAGAGTATCTAGAATTATTCCTTTTGGTTACGAGGTATCAGAAGAAAACGATAAACTTTTAATAGAGATTCCTGAACATATGGAATTATTAAAAAAAGCAAAGAAGTTTATAGAAGACCACTGTAGTTATAAAGAAACAGCGGAGTGGTTATCACATCATTCAGGTAGAACTATTACAGGAATGGGTTTACGAGAAGTATTAAAGAGGTTTATAAACAAAGGGTGGTAGACGAACCTAAACCTAAGAATACTGGCAGACGTAGAATATCTGACCTAAATAAAACTTTAACAGTAAAAGAAAAGAAAGCTAAAAAATCTGCACAAGAAAAACTAGCTGATAAGAAAAAAGAATTATTAAGAGCACAAAAAAATTATTGGGCTACTAAGAATAGTTTAAAAGAATTAGATAAAGTTTTTACAGGTGAAAAGAATCTTATTGAAGAAGATAAGATAGAAGAAGCAACACCTAATATCAAAGAGGCTATCAAAGATAAAGAAGTTATATTTCAACCTAATGATGGTCCTCAAACAGAATTTCTAGCAGCTAGTGAAAGAGAAGTATTCTATGGCGGAGCAAGAGGTGGTGGTAAATCATATGCTATGCTTGTTGACCCACTTAGATACTGTGATAAACAAAAACACAGAGCATTATTAATTAGACGCACAATGCCTGAGTTAAGAGATTTAATAAATCATTCACAGCAACTTTACTCAAAAGCATACCCCGGTGCTAAATGGAGAGAGCAAGAAAAAGAATGGAGGTTTCCTTCAGGTGCTAGAATAGAGTTTGGATATGCGGAAAACTTAACTGATGCTTTACGTTACCAAGGTCAATCTTATACTTGGATTGGAATAGATGAACTACCGCAATATCCTACGCAAGATATATATAATTTCTTGCGTTCTTCTTTGAGAAGTGTAGACCCAGAAATACCAGTGTTTATGAGAGCAACAGGTAATCCGGGTAACGTAGGTTCACAGTGGGTTAAAGAAATGTTTGTTGACCCTGCAAAACCTAATAGTAAATTTGATATTGAGATACAAACACCCAATGGTGTAAAGAAAATATCTAGAAGATTTATTCCTGCAAAGCTACAAGATAATCCTTATCTAATGCAAACAGATGATTATTATGCTATGTTGGCTTCTCTACCAGAAGTACAAAGAAAACAATTTTTAGATGGTAACTGGGAAGCATTTGAAGATTCTTCTTTTCCAGAGTTTAATAAAGATTTACATGTTGTTAAACCTTTTGATATTCCTAGAGGTTGGATGAAATTTAGAGCAGCAGACTGGGGATATAGTTCACCTGCTTGTTGTTTATGGTTTGCAATAGACTTTGATAATAATATATTCATATATAGAGAACTTTATACTAAAAAACTAACTGCAGATTTATTTGCACAAAAGGTTGTAAAATTGGAAGAAGGCGAGTATATTAGATACGGAGTTTTAGATAGTTCTACTTGGGCTAGACGTGGAGACATAGGACCAAGTATTGCAGAGACTATGATACAAGAAGGATGTAGATGGAGGCCATCAGATAGAAGTATTTATTTTTAGTAATTGTTTAAACTTAATTAGAACTTTGCCTATGTTACCTACAGATAAAAATAATCCTGAAGATGTAGATACACATGCAGAGGACCATGCTTATGATGCACTTAGATATGGATGCATGAGTAGACCAATACATCCAGTATCAAAACAATTTCATGATATAGGCGTAGGTCAAACTAAAGATATAATATCTGATAAAGTATTTGGTTATTGAACTGTTTAAATTTTTTACTTGCCTTATCTCTTCATATAGGATTAGATAACGAATATAATTCTGTTCATCCACATGCTAGATGTACTATAGATGATAACATATTAGGTGCATATTATAATAGCGAATATAATGTAAGTTCTTATATAGGAAAATTTTTTGATTATAAAGATACTACTATTGAATATGGTTTAGTTACAGGATATTCAGGAAGTGACATAGCACCTATGATAAGATTAAAAAAAGATAATTTTTTTGTTGCACCTGCTTATGAAGTTACAGGAAATATAGGAATAGTTATAGGTGTAGAAATAAAACTATAATGAAAAAAAGTATAAAAGTAGGATATAGAAATTATAATATAAAAGTTTTAGATTCTGTCATGGCAAGAGTAAATGAATTGCATGGACAGTTTTTAACTAGTGAAGGAGTGATAGCTTTATCCTCCGCAGAAGATTCTGTTTCTCATGGCAACACTTTTATTCACGAAATATTACATGCAATAATATATCAGTGGGGCATAGACTTAGATGAGAAAGAAGAAGAAAGAATTTGCAATATTCTTGCAAATGGACTAACAACTGTAATAGTGGATAACTCTTGGTTACTTCCCTATCTACAAAAACACATAGGAGAAAAAAATGGCAATAATGTATAAATACACTATGGGTGAACTTCCTGATGAAAACAATATGGGTTACGGAAACACAAAGAAAAAACAAGGTGATTCTAAAACCAATGTTGTTAAGGGTGGTGCTGCACTTCCTGCAGACTATGCAGAGGGTGGAGTAAACAAAGAGTTCCCTAAAGAAACTAAAAATATGGTAGACGGAAAAGTCTTTACCCTAGCAGACGAAAGAGATTATTAAGAGGTAATATATGCCACACGATAATAAAAGTGGCTTGTCATCTGAATCTGATGAGGTTAATTCCTTAGAAGAGAAAGATGATTCTTATAATAATTTAGGCTATCTTATTGAAGCTAGACTAAAAGAATCTGAACAAGCACGTCTTTATGACGAAAAAAGATGGTTAAGAGCATACAGAAACTATAGAGGAATCTATGGTGCTGATATGGCTTTTCGTGATTCTGAAAAGTCAAAAGTATTTGTAAAGGTAACAAAGACAAAAGTCTTAGCTGCATACGGACAACTAATAGAGGTTTTATTTTCTCAAGGAAAATTTCCTATTAATGTGATGCCTACAACCGACCCAACGGGTGTAGAGCAATACGCACATATTAAACCTAATAACATGAAGAATCCTCGTATGGAGGATATCTATGGGTTTGAAGGTGATGGTAGAGAGATGGAACCTGGTGCTACTGCAGATAGTATTTTAAACGGATTAGCAGAAAAATATGCTAACGCAGGTTTTGAAAAAGGTCCTGCACCTGATTTAAAAACTATGCCACAGATAGAACCTGCAGAAGAAGCTGCACGAAATATGCAGAAACTAATACATGACCAACTAGAAGAAACACATGCAATATCTGTCATGAGACATGTATTGTTTGAAATGTGTTTACTTGGAACAGGTGTTTTAAAAGGTCCATTTAATTACGAACAATCAATACACAAGTGGTCTTTGAATGATGCAGGTGAAAGAGAATATACACCTGCAACTAAATTAGTACCAAGAATAGAAGCTGTTAGTTGTTGGGATTTATATCCTGACCCAGATGCAGTTCAAATAGAAGATGCAGATTATGTCATTCAAAGACACATATTTAATAGAACACAACTTAGAGATTTAATTAATAGACCATTTTTTAGAAAGTCTGCAATACTAGATGTATTAGAAGGTGGCCCTAACTATGAAACAAGAAGTTATGAAACAGCATTGTTTGATAGAGAAAACCAAGAGGAATATAGTAAGAATAGATTTGAAGTATTAGAATATTGGGGCACTATGGATAAATACCTTGTTGAAGAAGCAGGTATTGAAATGCCAGATGATATATCTGATGACTTAGATGAAGTTCAAATTAATGCTTGGATTTCTAATGGACAAATACTTAGACTAGTATTAAATCCATTTACACCTGCAAGAAATCCTTTTATGGTGTGTCCTTATGAAATAAATCCATATCAGTTTTTTGGTGTAGGTATTCCAGAAAACATGGATGATTCACAAACTATTATGAATGGTCATGCAAGAATGGCTATTGATAATTTAGCATTAGCAGGTAATTTAGTTTTTGATGTAGACGAAACTATGTTAGTTCCGGGTCAAGACATGACAATATTCCCCGGTAAAATATTTAGAAGACAAAGTGGACAAACAGGTCAAGCACTACACGGATTAAGATTTCCAAATACTGCACCAGAGAATATGCAGATATTTGATAAGTTTAGACAACTAGCAGACGAATCAACAGG